GGTTACATTTACAACAGCGTGATGAGAATTTGCGGTGAGACGGGACAAACTTATCAAGCGCTCTTCGGAATGCTAAAGCGCGAGTTCCAAGTCGCTAGCTATAAACACATCAAAGCCGTGGACTTTCCGCACGCTTGCGAGGTGCTAGGCGTCCCTGTGCCTGTTTTTACATCCAGAGCACAACAGGCAATTGAGCATCAGGAACATTACGGTTACTTAAATGAGATCGACGCTTGGAATACGATCAATTTGTGGTTTCGGCTTAAAAATCTGTCAGAGTTTATGCAAGACCACATGTTGCCAGTGTTGAAGAAGTTAGATTCTGGTCTATGTGGTAGAGCTTACTCGTTGACTCATGATCCTATTATGACCCTGACGTTAACTGAAGATTGTTTATTGGATTTATCAAAACAGTTTCAGCAGTTAGATAACAAAGGAATGGATTGGAACGAAAGAGTCAGTAATATTAAGAACTGCACATTCAAGCGCTTGACTTGACGCAAGTTTTTACCTAAAATTGTCTAAAATGTGGAGTAAGTGCGGATAAGGCATTTGTTCCATGGCAATTTAACCCACCTAAACGGTGGGTTTTTACGTTTATAGCCTCGTTGATTAGTTTCAGCGGGGCTTTTTTGTTGGAGAAACAAACATGGCCAAGGGCAACGCTAAGGCCGCGCCGGCGGCCAAAAGATTAACACCAAAGCAAGAAGCTTTCTGCCTTGCGTACATCGAGACAGGCAACGCAAGCGAGGCGTATAGACAGGCTTATAGTGCTTCACGAATGAAGTCAGCAACCGTTAACTCAAAGGCTTATGAGCTGCTTAGGAACGGTGAGATCACGGCTAGGATAGACGAACTAAAGGCCAATCACGCTAAGCGCCATGAGATCACTGTTGACGACTTAATCGCAGAACTCGAAGAAGCGCGGCAACTAGCAATTGACACATCGCAGTCCGGCTCAGCAGTGACCGCAACGATGGGCAAAGCCAAGCTGTTGGGCCTAGATAAGCAACTGGTCGAACACAGCGGCGAAGTCGATATGAACTTAAAAATCAACGTTGAGTTTGAGTAAGTTCGATGGAAATTGATATTAAGTTTCCACGCAAGTTTCAGTCGCTCTTTAAGCCGCAACGTTACAAGGTTTACTTCGGCGGTCGAGGCTCGGGGAAATCGTGGAGCATTGCAAGGGCGCTACTGCTGTTAGCCGCTCAAAAGCCACTAAGGGTGCTTTGCACTCGGGAGGTGCAAAAGTCGATTAAAGACTCAGTGCATCGATTACTGAGCGACCAGATTCAGGCGATGGAGCTAGGTCAGTTTTACGAGGTGCTGGACACAGAAATCAGGGGGCGTAACGGCTCCCTTTTTTTATTCGCGGGCTTAGCAAGTCATACGGTCGAATCGATTAAGTCTTACGAAGCAGTGGATATTGTATGGGTTGAGGAAGCGCAGACGGTCAGTAAAAAGTCGTGGGATATTTTAATACCGACTATTCGCGCGCCTAAGTCTGAGATATGGGTCACGTTTAACCCCGAGCTAGAGACTGATGAGACGTATCAGCGTTTTGTTGTTAATCCGCCGGCTAATGCGTTTGTTGTTGAGGTCAATTATTACGATAATCCGTGGTTCCCTGACGTGCTAGAGCAAGAGCGATTGGAGGCTAAGCGCACGAGACCTGCGCATGAGTATGCGTGGATTTGGGAAGGCAAGACCTTACCAGCTGCGGAGGGTGCTATTTATCACAACGAAGTAACACAGTTGCAAGCCAGCGGTCGATTTACGCACGTGCCGGCAAGCAGTACGCTTAAAACGCACACGGTGTGGGACCTTGGTTGGAACGACAAGATGACAATTATTTTGGCTCAGCGTTCTGCGTCAGCGATTTACATCGTGGACTACATCGAGGACAGCCACCGCACGGTATCTAGCTACGTTAAGCAGCTGAATGACATGGCCCACAACTGGGGCGTTGACTATTTACCGCACGATGGAGCGCATAAAAACCTACAAACCGGCAAGAGCACGCAAGAGGTGCTAGATGAGCTTGGAAGAAGCACGCAGATTGTGCCTAATATGAGCATTGAGGAGGGCATTTCAGCCGCACGTGAGGTGTTTCCAAGGGTTTATATCGATAAGCGGGCTGAGCGGCTTGTGGACTGTTTAAAGAATTATCGGCGTGAGATTAACCGAAGAACGAATGAGCCTGGCGCACCACGGCATGACGAATATTCACATGGTGCAGATGCGTTTAGATACTTAGCCCTAGTCGCTGACCAGATGAGCAATGAAACATGGGGCGGCAAATTGGAATATCCGGAATACAACTATGCTTAAAGAATATACAGATGATGAGTTATTAGCCATCACGCAGCGCGAGATCGAAAAAGCCACAGGCGGCGAGATGGTTAAAATCAGCGAAGAGCGAGAAAAGGCGCTGTATTACTATGACGGTGAAGCCAAGGGTGATCTTGCGCCACACGGCAACCCAGGTGCGTCTACATTCGTATCTAGCGATGTGTCGGATACAGTAGAGTGGATGTTGCCTAGCTTGATGAAAATATTCACGGCTGGCGATGATGCCGTGGAGTTTGCGCCGCAGAATGAAGATGACGGCGAAGCGGCGCAACAAGCGACTGCTTACGTTAATTACATTTTCTACCGTAAAAACCCAGGCTGGCTAGTGCTTTATACATGGTTCAAAGACGCACTGTTACAGAAGAACGGATTTTTGAAGGTGTATTGGGATAGCACACCAGAAGAGAGCATTCAGCAGTACGTTGGCGTTGATGAGGCCGGTATTGGCCTGTTAATTGAAGATGGCGCGGAAATTATAGGCGTTGAGCAAGTGGGCGAAGCACCTAGTTTAGACGTTGATGAGCAAGGTCAGCCGTTGCAGAATGTGGCGCTTTATAACGTAACCGCACGATTTGTTAAATCTAAAGGACAAGTACGGATTGATAATGTACCACCAGAGGAGTTTTTAATCGACCCTGGAGCAAAGAGCATTGAAGATGCCGTTTTTGTAGGCCATCGTGTTGAGCGCACAATGAGTGAGCTACGAGATGCTGGCTACGATAACTTAGACAACATCACAGACGATACGCTCGATGTGTTTGATAACGAATCGGTAACGCGTGATGACGGCTTTTTTACTGACGATGACGAAAACGTAGAGAAGCGCGTAAAGCTGACCGAATGTTATCTAAAAATAGACATGGACGGCTCAGGCATTGCAGAGTGGCGCAAGATTGTGCGTGCCGGCAATGCCATCTTAGAAAACGTAGAGGTTGAATCACCGCCCTTTGTGACGATTACACCGATTCCGGTGCCTCACAAGTTCTTTGGCCTAAGCGTTGCTGACCAAGCAATGGCGATACAGCGCGTTAAGACGAGTATTTGGCGCTCTAACTTGGAGGGTCTATATCGGACTATTAACGAACGCACGTATGCGGTACAGCAAAACGTCAACATGGACGACTTGCTGACCAATCGACCGGGTGGCGTGGTGAGAGTCAAACACCCGACTGACGTGGGTCCGTTGCAGACAGGTAGACCAGATTTGAGCTCAGGATTGGCTATGCTTGAGCAAGTAACTACCGCTGGTGAAAACCGCACCGGTTGGACACGCTACAGCCAAGGCGTGGGGGCGGATAGTCTCAATAAAACCGCAACCGGCATCAACATTATCACCAACAAATCAGAAATGCGTGTAGAGCTTATCGCACGTGTGTTTGCTGAAACGGGTGTTAAGGACCTATTTCGCATGATTTTAAAGCTGGTAAGCATGTATCAAGACCGTGCGGAGGTGATTAAGCTAACCAACAAGTGGGTAACGATTGACCCGAGAGAGTGGCACAATCAGTTTGATTTTGTCATTAACGTTGGTCTAGGGTCAGGCAACCGTGATCAAGTCGCAGGCCAGTTAATGCAAATCTTAGAGCTGCAAACGCAAGGTATGCAGTTGGGCTTAGCTGATGCGCAGAAGATTTATCACACAGGAGCGAAGTTGCTTGAAAATATGGGCTTTAAAAACCCTGAGAGCTTCTTTATTGACCCAAGTCAGCAGCAAGGACAACCACAACCACAAGAAAAGCCTGACCCTGAGCTAATCAAGGCGCAAATGGAGGCGCAGATTAAGCAGCAGGAATTTGATCTTAAGCGCTGGCAGGCTGAGCAAGAAATTGAGCTCAAGCGTGAGCGCTTGATTGCTGAGATGAACCTAAAGCGTCAAGAAATGGCGCTTAAGATGGGCGCAGACGCTGAGCAAGACTTGTATCACCAGTACGACCAACAGAACACAGGATACTTAGCCGATGGAATTAACCCCACAGCAGGAAATGCAGCTACATCAGGAGATGAACAAATCCAACCAAGCCAAGGCGATATTGGACAATCCCCTATGGGAGCAGACATTCAAGACCCTAGCGGCGGATTACCACAGTCAATGGGAGAGCAGCAAATCATCTAATGAGCGAGAGGAATTATGGCAGAAATTAAATCAACTACAGCAAGTAAAAGAGCACCTCGAAAGCGTGCTACTGACCGGCAAGATGGCGGAACAACAGCTCAGTCGGTGGCAGAGGCTACAAAACAGCTTACGTGGGAAGAGGTAGCGCAGCAGGTCAAGATTTACGAGCTAAACAACACAGATAGACGTGTAGTTGTCGTGTTCGCAGAGAGTGACGATGCGCCGGCTATTTATCGTGGCATTCACAGCAATGCTCGGGTATCACAAGGCAAGCCCGCATTGCTACTGGATAACGGCGCTAAGCACGAGCTTTAAATACAATTTTTTATAACAGCCCCTTAACTGGGGTTTTTTAATGGAGATCCGGAAAATGGACCAAGATAACATCACCCTTGAGACCGAGGGCATGGAATCAGCAGAAGATGGCTTTTTACCGCTACTGCAAGACGATGAGCACGAACACGCCGATGATTACGCAGAAGATGCGCAGGACTATGACGATGAGCTTAGCGCAGATGACAGCGAAGAAGATGGCGCGGAAGAAAACGAAGAAGAGGAAGAACTCTTTACCGTTAAAGTTAATGGTGTCGAAAAGCAAGTAACGAAGTCAGAGTTATTAGCAGGCTATCAAAAGACTGCAAGCAGCACTGAGCGGTTTACGCAAGCAGCGCAATTACAAGCTCAGGCGAAAGAAGCGATGCAACAAGCGATGGCTGAGCGTGAGCAGGCAATTAATGTATTGCAGCAGTATGAGACCCGATTAGAGGCTTTTATAGCGCAAGCGCCTGACCCAAGCCTGATTGATACTAACCCTGGCGAGTACTTGCGTCAGCAAGCCGCTTATCAGAACTTGCAGCAACAGTATCAACAAGCACAATACCAGCGTATGCAACTCATGCAAGCGCAAGAGCAAGACATGTATCAGCAACAAGCAGCGGTGCTTGAAGAAGAGTCGCAAAAACTTGTTGAGGTTTTGCCGGCATGGGCCGATGAAAAGGCCGCCGCGAAAGAAAAGAACGAAATTAAGGATTATTTAAAAGGGCTTGGTTATACCGATGATGCGCTAGCCAGAGTCCAAGATCACCGCGAAGTTTTATTGGTTCGCAAAGCAATGCTTTATGACCGCCTCACCGAGCAAGGCAGGACGGGTAAAGCAAAAGCACAGAATAAGCCACCCCGAGTGGAGCGACCGGGCGCAAGACGTGCTAATCAAAAAGGAGCAAAGGCCTACGACAGCTTAAAACGCACAGGAAGCGTTAACGCAGCAGCCGCAGTCTTTGCAGGCATGATTCAAGACGATTAAGCAGATAAGGAAATTTTAAAATGGCTACATTTACGACACACCAAGCGGTTGTTAACCGTGAAGATTTGAGCGATGTAATTTATCGCATTTCACCCACTGATACGCCGTTTTTATCGGCGATTGGTAAAAGTAAAGCGACAAACACACTGCACGAGTGGACGACTGACGAGCTAGCAACGCCAGGCAAAAACGCAACCGTTGAGGGCGCACCGACCGCCACTGACGTTGTCAATCCGGGCGTGCGTTGTACTAACCGTATTCAGTATTCACGTAAGGCGCCGAGTATTTCAACCACTCAACAGGCTGCACGTTCAGCCGGCAATCTCTATCGCATGGCTACACAAATGGCGAAGAAGTCTGCTGAGCTAAAGCTAGACATGGAGTACGCATTACTTAACAACAAGACAGCGGTTGATGGTGATGGTTCAAGCACGCCGTCCGAGTTACGTGGTCTTGATGGTTGGATTGCGACTAACGTTAGCTTAGGCAATAGCGGCGTAGCGCCTGACCCTTACAACAACGTAGCTGCGGTTGATGGTACCGAGCGTGAGTTTACCGAAGATTTGCTTATTGACGTATTGCAGAAGTGCTACCAAGAGGGCGGTAAGCCTAATTTAATCTTGTTAGCGCCACCGCAAAAACAAAAGTTTAGCACTTTTGGTGGTCGAGCTAATACGACGATTACTGACGCTGCAAGCGCTAAAACACTCATTAATGCGGTGGATATCTATGTGTCCGACTATGGTCGATTAAAGGTGGTACCAAGCCGCATTGTTGATACTAAAACCGCTTACGTGTTGGAGACTGAGAAGTTTAGTACTGCTTACTTGCAACCGTTCCAGCAGAAAGACCTTGCGTATACGGGCGGTGCGATTTCCAAAGAAATCACTGTACAGTACACGTTGCGAGTTGGCAATGAGAAATCAAGCGGTGTTATCCGTGACCTAGCGGCTTAACTTTAATCGGAGGAGCGCTCAGCAATGGGCGCTCTTTAGCTATGAGAACAAAGTTACATGACGGCGGCGGCGACATTGTTATCGTTGAGCGAGCTCAGGACGTGGGCGACATCTTGCGGGAAGCAAAAGCTAGAAGCAATGAGGGGCTACACGGCAGCAATGAGTTAAAGCACGCTATGACGATTCCTAACGTGATTTTAGAAGCTTACTGTAACAATAACGGCATCACGTTTAATGAGCTGATGAATAACGATGAACACATTAAGCGGATATTAAACGACCCCGCACTGAGTCATTTTAGAGTGTGGAAAGGTAGGGTTTAATGCCTGGGCTTTTAGATGATTTTAAATTGTCTGATGTTGGCGGTGGCTTATCAAGAACGGCTGTGATTGAGCCGTTAGGCTTTCCGGTGGATGCGGTAACTTATGGCTTAAATAGAGCGATTGATGGGATTAACTTCGCTAATCAATCCTTTGATTTGTTCAATGGTGAGTTGCCAAGCTTAGGACGTCCGGTATTAGGCTCTGATTGGATTGCTGACCAATTCCGCAAAGTTGGGTGGCAGGATAATCTGGGAAGCTCGGGTGATATTATCGGAGGCTTGTCCAGCTTGGCTTTACCTTTCGGTGCAACAAAAGCGAAAAGTCTGTTTGGCTTCTCTAAAGACTTGTTTGAACGCTATCAAAGGCGCAGTAATTTAAGTTCTAAAGATATTAAAAACATACGAAAAGGGCTACTTGATATAAGTAATGGTGAGAACAATAAATATGTTCGACTTAAAGACGCCATGACTCCACAGCAATTTGATTCTCTTGTGACACAAAGAAAAGCGATGGATGCATCTTATCCGTTTAAAAACAACTTTATCATAGATTTAGACCATATTTATGACGCTAGGGTGTTACGTGATGGTTACAACATCGATGATGTGATGAAACAGGTTAAAAGTGCAACCAGTCGTAAGTCAGAGGTATTTGTTGATCCTGCTAGGAAACAAAACAACCTAATAAATCCTTACGGACGTGATGATGGGTATGGGAATGTGGTTAAGGATCGAATAGGTATTGATTTAAGAGGTGTTCCGCAATATCGGACGGTAATTCCTAAGGGTGACACAGTCATGCCGACTAAAAAACGAAAGCCCCGCTAATGCAGGGCTCCCCACCTAGATCAAGGTCACGTCCCCAAATGACGCCCTCGCCTTACCATAGGTTAACTAAAGTTTAATTCTTTATTAGAGAAAAGTAAAGCTTATGAACTACACAGAGTTACAAGAAACCGTAGCTGACTGGTTACATCGTTCTGATTTAAATGGTGTGCTGCCGATCTTTATTAAGCTGGCCGAGTCTCGTATCAATCGGGATTTGAGAACAGAAGAAATGGTTAAGTCAGTTACTGGCAGTATGACTGACAGCACAATCACACTACCTGACGACTTTAGGCAAGTTAAGAGCGTATTGGTAAACGACAAACCAGTGGTTTACGTGTCTAGTTTAGAAAGTAAACGTCATGACGTGGCTGGCGATGCGTATTTTTACACGATTGTTGGCAATCAGATAAATATCTATCCGAAGTCCAGCAGTGCTGACTATGAGCTAGTCTATTACGCAAGTGTTGAGCCATTAAGCAATAATAAGCCAACTAACTGGTTATTAGCCAAGT